AGGAACAGAGGAGATTTGAACTTCTTCTAATTCATAATCTCCTTCTATCCCGATTTTGAATTGTATCCATTCCGACCTTATATCGCCTAAACTCGCAATGGAATTAAATTGTTTATTTGTAAAAGTTGGAAATCTAACCTTTTTCCAATTTTCTATCGTAAAAGTAAAATCTGCTAAAGCCGTTCCTATTTCCTCATCAATAGATATAAGAGTGTCGTCAATTTCGGTTATATGAGCCAAACAACCGCTTCCGCTTCCGCCAACCACAATAATCTCATCTCCTACATTAAACCCTGTAGCAGTAGTGTTAAAAGTATTTTCATCTACCCAAGTTCCATTAAAAATATCAGCATTAACTCCTTCACCCAATTGAGATTGCTGTGTTCTATATTTTACTACAAAATCACCTTCTGAAACATTAGGTTTAGGAACGAAGTATTTTAAGGCGATATTGTGCCATAATTGTTTAATGTCTGGAGAGGGTATTTTAGAAAATACTATCCAGCCATTATCAGCGTCACCATCAACAAAAATTCCTTTTACTTCTCCATAAGTAGCACCGCAATACATATTAGTTCCATCAAAGAATAAAGCCCCAGTTCTTGTTAGTGTTATCTGATTATCAATACTCGCATAGTGATAAAATTGATTATCGCTTAATCTCCAAACTCCACCAGCATAAGGATAAATTCCCTTCCAAAGCATTAGAACCTCACCTTCGTAATTAAAAAAGCCGTTTCTATGAGGAAGGGTTATTTCAATATCTTTTGTATACCCAGGCATATGACCAACTTGCTGATAGGAACTTCCAGAAAAAGCATATAATTCGCCTTTGATATTGATAAAATAACAAATATCATTTAAGACAAAGCCCATTGTTGCTCCGCTGGGGATTTCAATAGTTCTGGTATATTCTGAATAAGGGTCATAAGCAAGAATAAGAGAAGGCAGGGCTAAACCATCTTTATTAGTAAACCCTGTAAAAATCATTAATTTTGTGGTCGCCATCCAGTTAGCATAATAATTAGTAGGAGCAACTATTCTCTCATATTCCACATCAGTAAATTGAGAAGCCAGTTTAGATATTGAGTGAATTTTATTATCATTGGCCACGAAAATAACTTCTCCTAATCCCCAAACTTTTAGAATACGAGGATAATCACTATTAAGTGCTTTTTGTTTTAAGAGACCTTTCCAGATAGAATGCCACTGGCTATCTTCAGTATCAAGCATTTTAATATCATCAGTAGTAGAAACATAAATTCTTTCAGTAGCAGTTGGTAAAGTCGTTTTAATCATCCCGCTCAAATCTTTATAATGAGTATTTTCTTTGTAAGGAATAGCAATGGTCGCATTATTACACCAACTATTAAGACCGCTGACTGTATAAGCCGCTGGGTCTAATGTTTGACCTTCATAAAATCTTTCAGAGGAAACAATACAAGCCCCTCTATTTCCTGCCCCAGTCCCAGCATTATTCATAGTTCCTCCCGAAGGAACAAATAACATACTTTGAAAATTAGTTGGAGGAGCGGTGACATTAGCAAAAGAATTATATCCCAAACTGCTACTAATAGCGAACCAAATTGTTTTTTTGCTTTCTGGTAAAGACAAAGAAGGAGAATTATATGTGTTTATATCTGAATAAGCAGAAAAGGCAATCTCTTCTGGGTCTCCATTTTGGATAACATACATTATCATAGAGACCGATTCGTTAGTTGGGACAGAAGCAAAAGTAATATTCTGTTCAGTTCCATCAGAAACCATATAATATGCCTTTAATGTTATATTATTACCAAGAGGTGCTTTCTCAAATAACTCTTGTAAGTTAGCACCTGTCAAAGAAATATCAGTGCCAGAATTATATGTCATTAGTATTAAGATAATATCTCCAGGCGTTATATTAGGAGGCATTGCCCAAAAACCATAAGACGAAGGAGGAATTCCATCTTGAACTTGTTTATAAAAAGTTCGTGATTTAATCCTTGGATAGCCAGAAGGCGTTGTTTTTTTATAAGTAATTCTAACTTCCCCCCTTGCTCCAGCACTTTGACTACTTGCGGTAGACATAGCACCTCCTCCAATAATTCTGCTATCTCCATCACCACCGCAGAAATTTCCTCCAGAACCTGGAATAGGATGAAATCCATTAAGACCACTTCCTATTTCCCCAGCCCCACCACCACCTGACCTATCTCCTGTTCCTGTTTCGCCTGGCCCTCCACTATATTTTACATCACCAGTGCTTCCAGCCGCTGAACCTCCAGCACCGCCATTAGTGCCACTTTTACCGCCTTTAGCAACAACTACATTAGTATCAAAGGTGGAATCTTCTCCATCAGTGTTTGCCGCTGAAGTTCCAACTACCACAGGAATTACATCATCAGGTGTTAAACCTGTAACTAATTTACGAGCATAAGCACCGCCACCACTACCACCAACATTAGTAGATGAACCTCCACCAGCACCCCAACATTCCACTACTGCTTCTGTAATTCCAGCAGGAACTGTCCAATTTCCATCAGAAGTAAAAGTGTCAGTAACTAAGGTATAATCCTGTAAAGCCCAAGTTGAGCCGTTATAATTTAATAATTGCCCATCAATATAGGGGTCATCAGTTTCAGCGTCCTCGTCTCCTCCATAAGCAATTTTTACTAAATAAAAGTTTTGATTATCAGCACTTCCTGTTCTTGAAAATACCAGCCAATAAGTTTTATTTGGGTCAAAATAAACATCTGGGTTAGACCAGTCGTCTTTTTCAAAAGTATAATCAGTTAAAGCAGTAGTTAAATAATTACCAAGTTTAGTAACATAAGAGATAGTGTCGCCTGGGACACCTTCATTATCCTCACATATTTCAATTTTAATACTATCAGTAGGAGTTTTAACTTTTCTTAAAGATACTGATAATTCTTTAAGATACCCTGTAATTTTAATAGATTGAGCCCACTTTGTATTATCCTCCTCCCCAGTGATTTGGAAAGTAGCAGTGCCTTGATTACCCAATAAAACATCATATTGTAACGATTCTAATTCCTCGTCACTATCGTCTTTTAAGGTGATAATATCGCTTCCATCGTCTATGTATCCTAAACCAGTGCTTATATCCTCCTCAAACTCTGGTGAAGACGATTCTAATTCATCGGACTCAGCCAATTTCAAAACACTATTTTCAGCAATAGCCCAAATCTTTTTAGTATTAGTAGGAGTAGAACCGCTTTCTCCACTATTCAAAGTTGCTAAAACAGCCCCATATATAGAACCCCAGGTAGGAGTATGTAAATTAAATTTCTTTCCTAATTTAATTCTCCCCTGTGAGTGGAATAAATCAACATTAAAAGTATTGATAAGATGACCAAAGTAATCTCCTAAATAAGAGATTATCCATTTTTTATTTTTTGGGGAAGGTATTGTAATCATAATGATTTAATTATTTTGCTGTCCAGCCAGTATTGCCTGTGCCAGATGTTTTTACATATAAGGTGGTATTTGCTCCACCATCAAGGTTTAGATATAAACTTCCCATAGGGGCAGTCACTTCTCCTTCAGGGCTTCCATTTCCAAACTTAATATAGGCAACTTGAGTTCCAGCACTATCTCCATAACCTAATCTAATATCCTCACCGACATATAATCTCTTGAACGGAAAAGAAGCAGCACCTAAATAAGAGGGAAAGAAAAGATAATAATCATAAGAACCGCTATCAAAAGCCCAAGTTCCATCAATGGTAATAGTATCAGAAGTATTACTGAGAATTTTATGGGCTTCATATTGACCTTGAGTGTCAGCAATGTATAGAATTCCATTATTATAAGCAGTAGCAATAAATTGATTAGGTTTGAATTTCGCAGTATGGTCTGTTAAAGTATTTTCTCCTTGTTTTATAAATCCTGTTCCATCAACTACAGGAGTTAAAAAGGCAAAAATAAATAATCTGTTAATATCGGGCTGATAATCTAATGTTAATTGACCTTCTTGAAGTTGATTAAAATCTACTTGATTAAGAGAGGGTGGTAAAGTAGAAAAGTCAGCATATTTTTGGGCTGTTAAAATTGTCTGTATACTTTCGGGAAAAGTATTAGATTTAACTGCTAATCCAAGTCCTGCTTGCCTTTGTCTCTTGTCCAAATTCTTTTGTTCATTACTAATAACAAAAGGGGTATTAACCATACTTCTTTTATCAGGAGTAAAGCCCCCAATAGCGGTATATGTTTTTGCTTTTACATCTCCCTCTAATAATTCTTTGAGTTCTTTAACTTCTCTTTCTAAATCATTTATTCTCTTTTCGTAATCAGCAGTCGGCTCAGTCCTGCCTCCAACGGGAAAATCTACAAATTCATTTTCTGGCTGTTTTAAATTTTCGTTTTCAATAATCATAATTTTTTAGTAAGAGAATTGATAATAATAGTTATAAGCCCTCCTACAAACCCTCCCAAAGTAGAAATAATAGTCATTTTACCTTGAAGGTTATCCTTAAATTTTTCTAATTCATCGATTTTGCCATCGTGCTTATCCAATGTGCCATTTATTTTATCTAATCGTTGGTTAATAGCGTCTAATTTACCGCTTATCTCTCCTAATAAATATTGAATATCATCTTGCTTCATAGTTTTATAACTTTTTAATGTTATGAATATGAGTTGTATGCTTTGTTAAATTATCTAAAAGTCCGCTGTGCTTATCATAATTATCTAATTCGTGCTTCACTTTGAAAGGTCTTAAAACAGAAAGTAAAGGAGTAGTAGATTGAGTAGTTTTTTCAAATAAAGTTCTTAAAGCAATGGTGCCTTTAGAAACTCCTTCTAACCAAGATGTCAAAGCCACAGATACTGTTCGTAAATAATTCAAATCTGCGTAAAGAGCAACTGTATTCAATTTAGTCGCTTCTAAGGTGCTATAAAGAGCAGTAGTGGTTTCTCGGGCATATTCTAATTGAGTTAAAAGTGCAACCACGCTTTGCTGTTTTCTCTCTAAGGCGGAAAGTAAAGCAGTAGTAGAAATCTTTTTCGTTTCAAAAGTAGAGGACAAAGCAACTGTATTTTCTATGGCTTTCTCTAAGGTGGACTGAAAAGATACAGTCGCAGTTAATACTTTTTCTAAAGTGGTTTGAAAGGAAGCAGTTATTTGTAATGCTTTTTCTAAAGTGGACTGTAAAGCAACTGAACTTGTTCTCTCATATTGTAAAAAGGTGCTTAAAGCAACTGTCTCTCCCTTACATTTTTCTAAAGTAGTTTGTAAAGATACTGTCGCATATGTCAGTTTCTCTAATAAACTATACAAAGCGACTGTATCTGCTCCTGATAATATCCTTTCCAACTCAGTCCATAAAGCAGTAGTTGATTTAATTTGCCCTTCTAATTGAGAAGTTAGGGCAACATTGCTTTTCTTAAGAGTTTCTAATAATGTCTGAATTGCGGTTGTTACTGACTGGCTTTTTTCTAATAAAGAAGTAAGAGCAACTGGGCTTTTCCCCTGCTTCTCAAGTAAGGAACTCAAAGCGGTGGTATTAACCTGATACTTTTCTAATAAGGAATAAAGAGAAGCGGTTGCTTTTAACGCCTTCTCTAAAGTAGATTGTAAGGAAGCGGTGCTTTTTATTTCTTTTTCAAAAGTAGATTGTAAGGAAGCGGTGCTTTTTATTTCTTTTTCAAAAGTAGATTGAAAGGAAGCGGTGCTTTTTATTTCTTTTTCAAAAGTAGATTGAAAGGCTGTAGTAATAGAAGCAAATTTTTCCTCTATTAACCCTATCAAACTATCTTTTTTAGAAATTGAAGTAGCCCACTGATAATACTGATTGATTTCTTGCTCGTCTAATGCTCGAGAAAATATAGCCACTTCGTCAACATTACCATTTAAGGGATACCTTAAGTCATCAATCGTAATAGGTGAGGTGTTTTGAGCATTATGCTCTACCCCGATGTAAAATGTTTGTGGTTTAGGTCCACGCGCCGTGTCGGCATAAGATATAGTTGCTGTAGTATCGAATTTATTATCAAACCTACCGTTAATATACAACCTTAACGCACTACCGTCATAAGTATATACAATATGTGTCCAAGTTTTCAAAGGTAGTATTGAGTTAGAGGTTACTGGTCCTACCCAGCTACCGCTTGCGTTGCCTATCTTTCCACTTATTTTACCATTAGTCCCTATGGACATAACATACCCTCTACCATCATTCCAAGCCCCTCTTGGTTGTTCAGCAAATATTGTGCCAGCAGAATTAAAAGAGGTTGGGTAAAGCCAACAAGAAATAGATAAACGGGCAACCTGTAAAGCACTAACATTAGTGGTATATATAACATTACTGGTAGAACCAAGAGGACTAATAGATTTTTGGAATTTTCCCGGTAAAAATTTAGGAGAGCCGTATAAAGTTAAATGAACATTGTTTCCGCTTTCATCAATGGTGTCATTCTCTAATCTCCAGTATGCTTTTAAAGTGGGGTCTCCTCTAAAAAATAATCCGATTGAACCTTTGGTGAAAATAGCCATAATTTAGGCAGAGATTACATTTATCCCTTGATAACTTGCTGAATTATCGGCAGCCGCCAGAGCGTTGCCAGTAACATTTTTTACCGCAAGTTTCCAGTATTTAGGCATTTGATATAACATATTTACCAAAGAAAAATGCCCTGTATTCGGAGACACAGATAAATCAATAGTGCCTAATCTAATAGCACTTTCCCAAGTTCCCCAAGCACTATTATCCTCAGAACAAAGTAATCTTACATCGCAGAAAGCATCGGCTGCTGCAGTGCCTTTAATAATCACTTCTACCAAAGCGTCTTGATATAAATTTGAGGAGTTATCTATTGCGTTAGAAGTAGCAACCGCATTATTAGCCAAATTATTAAGACTTATTGTTATTGATGCTTTATTAGCATAAGAAGGTTTTAATGTAGCCATATTAGTATATTTATTTTTTTTATAAGTCCGACCTTTATAATTAAATTGATTTTTTATAAACAAACTCCTTAAAAGGAAGTTCGCTTTTATTTAAATATTGAATATTGATATGTCCCCTTGTATCAGCCCTTAGCATAATTGCTTTATCTCCAACTATTCCGCCAATTATTTTAGCAGTAATAATAGGAGCAGGAGAAACTGGGACAGTTAAACCAACCTGAGAAACTGCTTCTATTGAATAAAAATACTCCTCACATTTGGGGAGTGTAATAATTTCACCAGAAAAAGTTTGTAATTCAAGAGAAGAAATTCCTTCTTTAGGAACAGCGTCCCAATTAGGGCAATTCTTTCCTTCGGTTAAAGTTTCGCCGTTTGATAAATGAACAATAAACATAATTTTAAAGGATACTTGTCTCAATTTAGAGAGAAGCAACCCTTCAAAGTTTAGGTGGTGACTAATTGAGCCCCATCGTCTACCGTGCCAGAAGCAGGTAAGGATAACTTCCAAGTAGCATTATTTCCAACATCAGCAGAGGAATTACAATATCTTATTCCATGAGTGCCAGGAGTAAGGGTTGTCCAAGTAGGGCTTCCTTCTGTTCCTTCATTAGCAGCCCAAGTAACTGTAGGAGCATCGCCTGTATAAGTATAAGTTATTTCAAGCAAGGCATTCATTGAGGAAGTAGATGGAACTGTCGCATCAGAGGGAACTTCCAAACAGGTATTAAAGGTAATATATTCATTATCCGCAGGAGTTTTTGTCGCTGTGACATAATTTGTAGAACCTTTTAATCGGTTTGGATTAGCAGAACCAGCAGTAGCAGAAGCAGGTTTCCAAGCAGAAGTAGGAGCGGCTGTAGAAGTATCTACCAATGACAACATTGGTTTATTGCTATTTCCAGCAGTTCCAGTAAAAATCTCTTTTGTAACAGTAGAACCAGCAGCATCCTTATCAGGAAAGGTTTTTGAGTTATCCCACGCCTTATAAATAGGAGCAGAAGATAACGCCTTCGTAAATGTCACTTTATAGCAATTCCGTGCGGTAGAATTATTGCCAGCACCTGTAACTTTCAAAGGTATAGCCATATTTCTAAATTAGAATTAAATTTTAGAGGGTTCGACGACTTCCTCTATCTCATATTTTCAATTTTGGGCTTAAAACTTCTTCTCTCGGGATTTCTCAATTCATTATAAGTCATAAATTCTTTTTCCCATTTTAATAATTCATTATTTGTCGTAACTATTAAAGTTTGATAATTAGGTTTGTTAATTAAAAGCCAGTCCAAAGCCGAACCTATCGCTAACATTTGGTGGAATTGAAAAGGAATACCAGGTTCTTTTGTAGTATCAGTCGTAGTAAAATAAGAAGGACACCTTTTGAAAAATACTTTTCCGCCATCTGTTTTATCATAATCAGGAATAGGATTTAGAAAGATAACATTATTCTTTTCTAAAAATCTTGTAGGAACGCCTTTATCATCAGAATTAGGACTCATAATATATTCAGCGTCTGGGTGGTCTAATGTAATTCTATCTAATTTTTTATACTCGTTATCCACTTTAATCATTACCGCAGTAAAATCAGAAATCGCATTATCGTCTTCATCTACTAAAAATTCATAATCGTGCTGTCCTTGTAAAATATCAAAAATAGCAAAAGGATGGGTATTATAGGAGGTATCATCAATTTTAGTTAAAGACGAACTTCCTCCTAACAGACCCAAATATTTATCTAACCGCCTGTTTATAAGATTAGTAAAAACGGCTAATAGATTACTATCGCTTGAAATATCGCCAGCATTTAATCCCGCCCAAAATTCTGCTAATTGGATTAAACCCTGACGACCAGTTGTATCATTAAACACCATAGATTATTTTATTTAATTTTTTAATAAATTCCTCCTTTTTTTGTTCGTATTTATCTGGACTTTTCTGTTTATAAATATCTATTATCTGTAAAAGTTGTCTTACTTTCTTTTTGGTCTCGTCAGTAATATTTGGAATTTTATCAACTTCTGCCTCCTCTAAAAGTCGGGCACTAATCGCCTTATCCATATCTTGTTTAGGGGTTGTATCACTAATCTTTTGAGAAACACTTTTTCCCCATTTTTTATCAAAGAGTTCTTTCCTTTCTTTGTGTCTCATAAATTCAGGAGAATGTAATTTCCACCAAGCAGGAGTATGTCTGGTATGATAGTATTTTAAGGGAACATAAGCACATTTTAATCCCTTTTTAAGCATTTGCATCGCTAAATCGTCGTCTTCCCACCCGTGACCAGTGCCATATCTTTCATCAAATTTTATTCGGTAGCGAGTAAAAACTTCTCTTTTGAATACGCCATATTGAGTAAAAGCAATCGGCTGTTCTCTAAATTTCAACGGTTCATCTAATGAAGGAGGTTGAGTAGCCGCTTCGTTCTCATCATTGGTATAACCCCAAGAATCAAAGCCAATACATTTAACTTCTGGGGGAGCAGTTTCTAATCGCTGAATTAAATAATCAAAAGTTCCTGGCACATAAAGAATATCTGTATCAAGCATTAAGAAGTATTTTCCTAATGCCTTTTTAATCATAAAGTTTCTGTTATATGACTGCCCTTTAATTTTTCTCCACCTCCAAGCCCTTATCTGGTGAAGGTATTGGTCTGTGCAGTATCTCCTTAAAACCTTTATGGTACTGTCCTTAGAGCAATTATCAACTATTAAAATCTCAGTATCGGGTTCTTTTATCAATCTCTCGATACTTTTAGCCATTATATCCCCATTTTCTAAGTTCAATAACAAAGCACTTTTTAAGGGTTTTTTAATCATATTTGTAATTCCATAAGTGTAAGTTTTCTTTCCAGCTCCTCTTTTCTTTGTTCGTATTTTTGAGGGTTTTTTTGTTTGTAAATCTCTATAACTTTTAGTAACTCTTGTTTTTTCTGTTTTATTTTATCTTGTTGATTTATTTCGTATGAGGAAGGTTCAGGAAATCTCTCATGTATAAATGTAAGAAACGCAGGGTAAAGAACAACTTCGTCACTGGTGCTGAAAAACGGAACATTTGTTACTTTATCCAAATCTTTTATATGAAAACATTTATAATCCTCTGTTAGTTTTGAAGGAACTTTATATTCATTACAATAAGTACTCCTTCTCTCCACTTCCCAACCATATTTTTCAATTACCTTTTTTAATTTTGCTTTATTAAAAACCATCGGAAAATGAACTTCATAATTAAGTCCATCAGGAAAACATTCATAAGTTTTCCTAAGCCTTTTCCAGTATTCTCCAGGTCTATTGCCTTTTGTTGTATCCGCCAGTGTGCCTCTATAAAAATAAGGAATTTTAGGATAATCTTTTAATAAAAAGAAATCGTCATTCATATAAATAAAATCCTTGCTAATATCTGGATGGTTTACTATCAGTTCAAACTTATCAGCAACATTTTTCCATTTTTTTTCAATTCTTTCTTCAAAAGGAATATGGAAAACTCTATCTGGGCTTAAAAAAGGCGGTAGATATCCAACTATTACTACTTTGTCAAATTTCAAATGCTTTTCAGCACTTCTCAGGGAGAACTTTAATTCATTGCTCTCCCACTTGCTTTTTATATTTACATATACTAAATCCATAAGAGTTGAGAGGAAGGAGTAATCGGTGGCGGTTACTCCCTCCTCCCAGCCCTTATGGGGCTGAGAGAAAAGTTTAAGAACTTTCTGGCATGATAGTAATATCAACAATCAAGTCCTCTTTAACTTTCCATAACTTGAACCCGACATAGCCGTAAGTTACCACTTCCATACCAGTTTTACCAGAAACTTGTTTTTCCTCAAATTGAATACCTCTGGGAGCAGCATAAGTAGCAACTTTCTTTACACCGAAAACTCTATGGTCCTCATTAGTGAAAGTTAGGGCAGAAACACTGTCCATAACTCCATCCATAAAAGTTCCAGGACGAGTTACATAAATATCAACTCCCATATAGGAAGTGATAAACCCGTTCTTTAGAGCAGCATCAGCGAAAGAAAAGCCACTGGCTACTTGTTTCTGAATAAGACCAGAAAGGTCAGTGCTTTCGAGAACTAAGAATAATCCTTTGTAAGCATCAGCATATCCAGCAACTTTGGCAAGTAAATCACCAAAGATTTTTGTAATATTATTTGGGTCAGCAAATCCACCCGAAGGGGTAGAATATGATTCTCCAGCATTATCAACTAGTTCGTTCAAAACGAATTTGTCGATTTTTTCTGCTACAGCAAAGGCTTGTTCCTCGGTTCTATTTGCGAATAAGTCAAAGTTAGAGAGAACAGATTCAAAATCATAAATGTGTTCTGCTACAATGACTTCGTAGTTTACTGTTAAAGTATCCTCATGAGTAGTAAAAGTATCTACACTGTAAGTTCCAGCCAAGGGCTGAATAACAGCAGTAGCACCATCACCATAAGGATTTTGAATTGTTTTAGCAGTGTCTCTATCAACTTCGCAAATATCTTCGGCTATTAAGGCTCGGCGAAGGATTTGGTCTAAAGTCGCTTGGCGATATTTATCACGCCAGACTTTTTCTGTAATTGTGTTAGCCATATTTCATTTTATCCACCGAACCACCGTTAATTATTTTTTATTTTTTGTTAATCTTGCGGAAATCAACTTCTCAATATCCTCTTCAGATTCAGGAATTTCGCCAGTAGATTGGGCTTTTTGTAAGAGTTCATCTGAGGATGGAACAGAAACGCCTTGAATTTTATTTCCTGTGGCAGTTGCTGTCGCAGTGCGTCTCATTTCCTCTTTCTCTGATAGAATTGCTCTTACAACAGGACTTTTTAATGCTTCGGCTACAGAGATTTTTTTAAGACGAGCATAATCAAATATGTCATCGTAATCGTCCTCTGAAACATTATTTTTAACCAAAGCAGTTAAGTCCTTCACCGACAATTCCTGTGGAGAAACTTCTTTATGAGTTTCTTTTAACATGGCTTCGGCTTTTTCAGCACGAATTTTATAATTTTTAGCCAACTCTTGAAGTTTCTCTAATTCCTGTTTATCTTGTTGAGGTTCTTTTGGAGTTTCTTCCGTTTTTTCAGGAGTTAAGGATTCCTGAATATCCTGTTCTTGATTTAAGGCATCAAGATTGCCAAATTGTTCTTCCATATTTTTAGAAGGTTGTTAAGGCGGTTCCTTCTCCGCCAATAAATTATTTTACACTATCTTTTTTTATTCTCTCCCTTTTTTCTTCTTCTGTTTCCGTTTTCATTTCTGCTAATTGTTGTAATTGCATCAGTTGTTGTTCAATATGCATAATTAACTGATTTCTTGCTAATAAATTAACAATTGCTTGGTCAGGCGGTAATTGATTAACTGGAACTGTCATCCATAAATCAATAATTTGACCCAATGGAGCATCAGGGTCAATTTCAGGAAGGAAAACTTTTCTTAATAATTTAAGTAAAGCTTCATTTCCCTTGAAAGTTCTCCTAATTAAATCCAATTCACTTTCTGTAAAACGCATTTGTTGTCCTTTTTCCATATTATTTTTTAGATTTTTTATGGGGTTTCCAATTGGTCACCTTTTGAAGAGTTCCATATACATAGGCATTTTTCCTTTCCTCTGACCAATTTGGATGCTTTTTATTAACCTCTTTTTTTAATTTTATTTCAAGTGCCTTAGGCATAGATTTGTTTTTTATTTAGGCAGAACTTCGACCCCAGGGACTGTAGGAGGAGACATATTAAGCCCCGCCATTCCCTTTAACGCATTAGTCCCGCCACCGACATTAGTTTGTATATTTTGAGCAGGTTGAGCAGGTTGAGCAGGAGCAAATTGCAATGGTGAAATATATCCTGCTTCATCCATAATCCAATTCAAAAGATTTCTCACATTATTATCATTAAGAGCATTTGGATTTTGAATAATCAGTTGTAAGATACCGTTGATTATTGAGAACGCTTCGGCTTTATTTCTATTTTCACCAGCAATATCAATTTCAATAGCATCCATATCTAAATCTCCAAAATAATCAGCCCAAGTTTGGTTTTCACCAAGAACCAAAGCCCTATCCTCTCTCATTAAACTATTCTTTTCTTGAATAGAAGTCATTAACTCGTCTATTGTAGGAAGTTCTTTTGTCATTAAGGCGACTTTTAATTCTTGAGCCAATTGGGCAGGTAAAGCCATTTTATCAAAGTCCTGTAATTCATTTCCTTCTAAGGCAACAACTATTTCATCAGTAGTTTTTAATAGTTTTTTGAAGTAAGGAAGAACATAAGAACGAAGCATTCTTTCTAAATAAAGGGATTTGCTCTTTTTCATTACTTCAAATAAGTTATGGGCTTCAATGTTTTGAATAGCCCCTAAACGATAAGGAGTTCCAGAAGGCAAATTAGCACCAGTAATGGCTTCATAAGCCCCTGTAATATCTTTGCCGTTATTTATCCACTCTTGTGCGAAGTTTAATAAGTAAGGAACTGCTGTTGCTTGGTTATTTACTGGATTTAAGGGGCGGTTGTCATCAGTAACCATAATGTCGCCTGTGTCCACATCTGAGGTAAGATTTCTTCCGACAAAATTAGCGTCAGAAGTTTGAGTGATAGTTTTAGAAGCCAAATCTAACTGATCTTTGGCGTTTTTAATAGAGTGATTAACCATCCATTGAGTGTCTAAAAGATATTCTACTGCTCCAATTCCCATTACCCTTCCCTCCTGCTTGATTAAATGAGAAATCATATAAGGGTCTTTTTCCTCCTTACCTCTGTATAAAGTGATTTCTACATTATCCTTGTTCCGATAACCCTTTTTAATAAAAACGACATGCATCTGCTGTTGATAAATATCGCTATCGCTTTCCCTGTCGGTCAAATAAGACAAAGGAAGCATTCCATGTAATTCATAAACTCCAATATATTCGTCGCTTAAATCTATTGGCTGATTATCCAAGGTCGTTCTGGTATCTTTTTTCTGGTGTAATTGTAAAACTCGCTGAACCGCTTCTGGGTCATAATTAGAATTTACTAATTCATCAGGAGTATAATAAATTTTTTCTATTTTAGGAGCGGCGTCAAAATCAACTGGGTCGCAAATAATTCTATCCCAAGAAATAATAGATGGAATAAGCTTTTTATCTTTTTCTACAAATTTGGCTACCGCTGAACCATAAGCGGATAAAGTATAACCCCATTGGTCTAAGAATAAGCCAAAGTTCTCTGAAACCCTGCCTTGCTTTGTTCTGCCCCTCATCCAGTTACGAAGCAGAATAGTCGCAATAAACGCCTTAATCCTTTGAGACGCCTTTGAGGGTCTAAACTTAATATCTTTCTCATCAATATCAGTCGCCTTATACCAGACATTGATAGAAGGAACAACGATATTCATAAAGGGCTTTTCCCTGCCTTTACTGTCAAATTTACCAGTAGTATATTGAGAATTGATATAGGACTGGATAGTAGAGATTGTTTCTAAATGGTTATAAGTGGCGTATTTGCCCAACTTAATAGGATTACCAGAAAGAAACTTGCTCTCCTGTTTTTTAATAATTTGATAAATTGTGTCCATTAGCGTGTTGAGTTTAAATTATAACGATTTCTATCCCATATTTCGTGCTGTCTTTTATTGATAGCATCTATGGGCTTAAAAGTTAAAATAATATACCTAAAAGCATCAAGCCCGTGGTCATAGGCTTTTAAAGGAATTTCTTTTAAGCTCTGACTATTATTTTGAGTTGCTTCTTCATAAGAATACATTTCAAACTCCGAGATGAGATTAATACATCTGCGGTTTATTTTTAATTTTTGATTTAATAAAAGTTCTCTAATTTTCTGAATACCTTCAACAATAGTATCTTTGCCTTTTTTAACTTCTCTGACATTAACCCTCCTTCTTCTTAACTCCTCAACTCCTCCTGCACTTTCTGGGTCAGGATAAACCGCCTTAAAATTATAACTGGCTACATATTCTGCTATTTGAGCATCAGTCCGCTCTTTCTTATACCACTCATCATCTATATAGAACATTTCACCATTAGTGTAGACATGAAGCACAGCAGCAGGATTTTGATACCCAAAGTCCACCCCAGCAAGATAGGTCCAAGATTTAACTTCTGGGGGTAATTCATCATAAAGGTGAATTTTCCTGTCAAACTCCTTATAAACCAAGCCAGTTTTCTTTCTAAATTCTGCCTCATACTGCTGAACAAAAACTTCTTCTGGTAAGGTCTTTCTGGCTCTTTCTATCTCCTCTTTGCTGATATAAGGATTATCAGAGGTCTTAAAGTGAAAGGTCTTATAATCAATATCAGTCAGTTCTTTATTGCACAAATCGTAAAAATGATTAAAACCATTAGGAGTAGAAGCAAAAATCGCAATTCCGTGCCTATCAGTCAGAGTTGGTCTTAAAACATTTTCCCAGTTCACCCAGAAGTTATCCATAAAGGCAACTTCATCTAGGCAGAGCAAGTCAAACGCCTGTCCCAATAAATTTTCAATACTTTCCCAACCTCTTAAAAAGATTATGCTTTCTGTCCCTTCTACGGTCGAAACTCTCATTTCCAGTCGGCTTTCATTAGTAGAGATAATCGCTCCTTTCATTTCCTTACACAATAAATCCCAAGCAATGTCTCTTGCCTGCGGATAGTTCTTAGCGATATAAGCAATACGGGAAGGGCGAGAAACAGCCATCGCTTTTATCTCCTCTATAAGGAGAATAGTTTTACCAAATCGCCTGCCGCACCTTAATACTCTAAATCTGTGAGTATCAATCGCTACTTTCTTCTGTGCTGGATGTAGAAGCATCGCTGATAATGTTATATTTTTTGGCTACATCCTCATCAATATTAACCACAGTGGTTCTTAAATTAGCTTCCACTTGCTGTCTTGGTGAGCCATCTATCATTTTTATCAATAAGTCCCTTAATTTTTTATTATTCAAATAATACTGAACCAACTCGTCTATCTTTTCTGGATGCTCGGCTAAATAAGCCTTAATATGTGTTAAAATAGAAACAGTCCCCTTTTTCTTACCTGCAGGATTTCCTGACTGTCCTGGTCTCCAGCGATAAGGGGATTGCTGACTATATTCTGGCATAGTTTAAAATATGTATATTTTTTTATTCGCCCTAAAGCCCTATAGGGCAAGCCTTCGTTCCGCTTATGGGCGAAGAGTGGTTATCTGAAGGAGAACCTCGTCTCTCAGTTTTCCACAGTCCAATTATATCATACTTAAAATAAAATCCCAAAATCATTTACCTGATATAAATTAGCCCTTTTGCTATTTATCCTTTATTTAAGCGGTCTTTTGCCATTTTTACATTATGCCACCTGCGACATTTTCTTCCCTGTTTGACTGCTTATTTTTTGGCTCTAACAAAAGATTTCTATGTCGTCCTTGGCACTTTATATTCCTTTTCCCTGCGACACAATGAATTTCCCCTTTCCTTCTAAAAATACCCCCTTTTTTTAACCTTTTGTATCTTTTTGGTATTTTTGGTCTAACCCGCCTTATAGCCATTTATGTAGTATTTAACGGGCTTAAAACGGGCTTAATGATTTTTCAGGTGCTTAAAGGTATTTAGTAGTATAGTATGTTTGGAAAATAGGTCATTTTGGGAAAAAAATGTGGGAGGGGATATAGGCACTTACTCACCGCACGCGTCTGCCATTTTCTCTCTTTCACCATCTCAACATCTTTCAAGGCGGGCTTTAATGATAATAAACATATTATCCAAGACGGGCTAAAGATTAAAGATATAATAAGGCGATTTATTACAAGGCGGGCTTTGATATGTTTAGGCGGGCTTATAGAGTGCTTATAGAGTGCTTTTATAGTGGTTTAAGTATGATTTTTTAATGATTTATAGGTAGTTTTAGGATAAGTCTTTGCATCCTGAATATCCCCCAACCCCCCTCTAATCCTCATAAAACAGCAATCCTTCATCCTTACTCTTGACTTTGTAAAATTCAAAGAGTATAATAAGAGCAGAAAGATTTTAAAATAGAACATTAAAAAATAAGGCGGGTTTAGTCGGGCTCGCTTTAATAAATAAATAAAAACTATGAATTACGATTTTATAAAAGAAATAGCGGAAGAAATAGACGAACCCTTGAAGATTGATGGTGAATATTACTACTACAAAGCGAACTGGGAAGATTTAAAAAAAGAACAAAAGAAACAAGGCAAAGAAGGCGGCGATGATGTCAGAGCGGCTGGCTATGTCTTGGACCAGTTAGGCATACCTAATGAGAGAGTGTATGCGTCAGATATGGAGAGAGACGAGAACGGCAGAGAAATTGAGGGCTGGGTCATCTTCTGGGCTTAATTTGAGGGCTGATTCTGCCTCTTATTAGAGATAGGGGGCAGAAATGAACCTTTAAAAATAAAGCAAGTTTAGTCGGGCTTGCTAAAATAAATACTTTAAACTATGGAAAAAATAATAGAATTATATTGTGCAGGAATTTATTACCAAGAGAATTACGCTATTCTTTGGAATAAAGAAACGGGGCAAGTATATTGGAGAAATACTTGGACAGGAGAAGAAAAGCCATTAGGATCGGCAAAAAAACTCAAAGAAGCACGCAAAATAAAAGAAAAGTTTCTAGAAGAAGCCGATAAAAGACTTTCAACATTTTGAAGGCTGATCTTGCTTCTTATCAGAGATAAGGGGCAAGAATGAACCTTTAAAATAGCAATCAAAGGGTCGGCTGATTGCTTAATAAATAAATAAAAAACTATGAAGAAAGAACTCTTAAAAATAGCAAAAGGATTAGAAGAAATAGGGACTGAACTGGAAAAGGGGACTGAGTGGGGAACAGTGAACATTGAAGAGGCGATAAACGAAATTGAGGCATACACGAAAGATTTGAGAACTTTGGCTGAAACAGCCATTGAATTAGACGATTTAGAGGAAATCAGGAAATATGAAGCCCGAGTTGAAGACCTCATTGAAAATAGCGTTAAAAGAGCGATGGAATAAAATCCGATATCTGCCCTTGTAGTCCGACTTCTATAAGGGCAGTTATGGGAATTTATTAAAATAAATAAATAAAAATAATATGAAAAACTTACTTCACATTATTTGGATAGCAATCTCTATGGTGGTGATGGCGTATTTGTTTATCTTTTTGATAACAGCGTATTGGTTCGCCACTTGTAGAATAGGGATTGAGTGCTAAAAATGCTAAATGTTAAAGAGTAGAGAAGCGATAGCCAGATGCCCGACGATACATCATATCAATTTTTGGGGTTTCTTCTGGCTATCTCCTCTCTACTTTTTGAGAGATAAAGACGCTGGCGTCAGTATAAATGTCAATAAGATTGTGTCGCCAACTTGATTTTTTTTCAAAAATGTGCTATAATGGAAGCAAAAATAATTAAATAATATGAACAATACACAAAATCAATGGGACATTAAATTTCGGCGGGAAGCCACATTTATGCCCTATGGATCGCTTATGAACGCTTGGGCAACTCTTAATCAAGGCAGAGATATTCCTTTAGCGGAATTTCTTAGGCAATCTGAAGAAATTTTCAAATTAGCAACTAAGTTGGTAGATGAAAGAGCAAAAGAAGTCCAAGAACTTCCAACCCCAACTGAAGAACCTGAATTCTAATTATGAAAACACACGAATTATTTTTGAGGTATGTAAATCAAGACCAACATCCACGAATTGCTGGGCGTTATTTCGCCTCAGAATTGTATCAAATTCTAAAAGGAAAACTCACCCCTAAAAACTTTTTTGAACCAAAACAAATAGATATTACGGGAGCAAGAAATATTATTTCAGGAATGGCTTTTGAAGCCCAGTTAAAAGATATTTTTGAAAAGACAGGAGTGAAATTCAAATATGGAGATGAGATTAAAAGAGAAATAAAGATTACTGATGATATTGTATTAGTGTCAAAACCAGATTTTGAATTTGAGGACTGGGTTTTAGAAACAAAATATCCAACTCACGAAAGGCAAGAGATACCACCTTGGTATGAATTACAATTAGAGTGCGAATATAGAGCCACTAATAAGCCAGTAAGGTTAGGCATTTTCTCTTATCCTTTTGATGTCACTTATATTAAATATCAGCCAGATGATAAAAGGTGGGAGTTAATTAAACAAACTTTAATTGAGTTTGATAAAAAATTAAGACAAATTAAAGAATTAAAGGCCGATAAATAAATAATAAAAAATAATATGAAAAATTCAGAAGAATTTTTGAAGGATTTACCTCCACAAGAGGAATTCCTTCAGTTAGCCAAAAAAGTTGGCAATAAAAATGTTTCAACTGGTCCTCATATACTCCAACTATTAAGAGATGAAAAAGGAGTAAAGAAAAACTTTCGCACCAATGTAAAAGAAGAGGTGATGTGGTATTATTTTAGAGATGTTGGAACTGGCAAGTTATACAAATATGCTGTTCCAATTAAGAATAAAGATGGAAATATTCATTATCTTATCCAGAAATTAGGAGTTCTGCCCGAAAATTCTATCGTGGAATTGACTTATGTAAATAAACCCAACGATGTGGGCGGTTTTGTTCAAGTAAAAGTGCTTGATACAAAAACTGAACCAGTCGTTCCAATTAGTAACCAGCAGGTAAAAAGAACTGAAGGAAATACATCAGAAGCAGATGAACTTCCAGACGATTTTGGGGATGGAGACATTAGAGGATACAAAGATTATGGAGATTTTGAGAATGAAGCAGAAGGGTTTGATAATATAGGAGATTAAAATGAAAAATAGTCTGATTATTCTCAAAAAATATAGTTGCGTCCCTATTGAGAGATATAAAATTCCCTCTAAATCACAGCCAGGCACATTTCACATTGTGAAACATTATCAAAATGGAGAATGGAATTGTGATTGTATTGCTTTTTTTATGGGAGTTCAATGTAAACATATTCTTGAAGCACAACAAATATGGAAAAACAAAAACAAATCCAACAATTAGACAAAGATGCGGAATGGTTTAGTGAACTCTGCGAGCAAATCAAATCTATTGCCATTGTTAAAACTTTTAATTCAAAAGCAGAAATAGTAGAGGGGAAATGGCTTATAGGAAAAGAAATTGAGGAAGCCCTTGCTGATAAAACAAGACAGGATATTTATGGTAAAGGAATAAATCAAATGATAGCCGAATCAATTCATTGGTCAGAAAGAGAAATCTATCGTTGCCGACAATTTTATAGCAAATGTCCTTATAAAAAGTTTGATGAAGTGGTAAGAAAAATCCCTATTGAAAAATTTGACTGGCACCACATTACTAATCAATTTCTTTTAGATACACCAAAAGAAAAGAAAGAACACGAATATATTTCAGTAAGGATAGATGAGGAAAATAAAATCCTTTATATCAAATCAACTTATCAGGACTTTGAAATAAAATACTATGATTAGTATGATTAGTATGATTAGTGTCGCTTGCGACACAATCACTGCAGAATTTTTCTTTCAGAGATTATTCAGATTATTCTTAAGAGAAGAAAAGATTAGATTAAAGGACTGCTGGTATATGGTATATTGTATATCGCATATCGTAGATTGTCTATTGTAGATTGTCCATTGGTATAAGTATATGTCTTCCCATCTTCCCCCCCTATATGTAGTATACACAAAAATCAAGAAAAGTCAAGTATTTTGACCTGTTTGCTGTGGATAACTTGTGGATAAGAAAATTAACAATATTTAAATAAAAATAATAAAAATAGAAAAAGAAAAAAACACTTGATTTTTTTTAAAAAATATGCTATACTTATGAAGAAAAAAAGAATTAAACAATTTAAACCACATCGCTACAAAGAGAAGAAATATAATTTTAATAATTCTATCTACACGCATCTCACTTTAATTAGGCAAGCGCTTCTGTGGTATTTTGACCAGTATCACTTTATAAATCATTCAGAGATGGCAGTGATGTTCAACATTTCTCGGGAAAGAGTGAGACAATTATTTCTAAAAGTAAGACAAGACCCAGACATGGTACAAATCTATTGCGATATTCTAAAGAAATATTTTCCCCCTGAAAATGTAACTAAACTTTTGGAAAAATATAAATGAAAATTATGAAATTTCCAGAAAAACAATTTGATAATATAGTAGAAAAAAATCCTCTTTGGAGTTCATATATTTGTTTCGCAGAAGCCATCAAGGGACATAAAATAGGAACACGAACAATGCATCACTTTTTTAGAAAATTGGTAGGTAAGGAAGATTATTTGGGTGCTAATTTAGATAAACTTTTTGCCTTCTTGGACACCCTAATAATTCCTCTTAAAAAAATATCAAAAAATGAGTGAATTTGACCGTAGAAGGGGGGATTGTCACTGGGGTGATACTTTATACCCCTTTGCCCCCAAAACCCTCTTGTAGGTCAAATTTTGACGAGTGATAAAAAATATGGTGTGGGAAGGTGCTTAAAATCTATCTAAAACAGGGGTCAAAAAATAATGTTTAAGATATTTCAAACAGACATAGCAAAAATAGGCATTTTGAAGAAAAAAGATAATTTTGACAAAAATACGGATAATTTATTGGAAAGTTATAATTTTATAAAATCCTCAGGTCGAGAGGAAAATTTAGCACCTTGAAAAATGAATATAGAGGAATTAAAAAATTATCTGATACAAAATCCTCCACAACAAAAGGGGGATTATGACAGGATAGGAAGAAAGTTAGGTTATTCAGCAGAAGCAATAAGGTATCATTGTCGCAAATTAGGTTTGATTTTAAATCATAACTCACAAAAGGAGGTGAGTGATATGGCAAGGAAGTATGTTAGAGAAGAAATGCGAGAAGTTGTCACAGAGAAAAGTTGGAATGCTTTGGAGCAAGATAAATCTGTTCGCCTTGATTTATCTCCATTCTATGGAAAAACACTTAAATTTGGAGTTGTTAGCGATACCCATCTTTGTTCCAAGCACCAGCAAGTGAGTGAGTTAAAAACTGCTTATAAAGTTTTTGACAAAGAAAAGGTAGAATTTGTAGTTCACGCTGGGGATATTACAGAAGGTAATGGCAATCATTATCCAGGTCAAATTCAAGAGTTATTTCTTTATACTTTTGATGACCAAGTAAGATATGTTATCACTGAATATCCTGTTCTTAAAAACGGAAAGCCAACCTATTTCATTACAGGAGACCACGATTTGGACTGGTATAAGATGGGAGGCAGAGATATTGGTGAAGCCATTACTGATAAAAGACCTGATATGATTTACTGCGGTCAGGTAGGGGCTTATCTCACAATAAATGGAGGCAGAAAGTTTATTTACTTACACCATCCCAGAGGCGGTGCTGCTTATGCTAAATCTTATAAAGCCCAGAAATGGATAGAAGCAGTAAGTCCAGACAACAAACCCCAAATCTACATTAACGGACACTATCATAGCATTTGTATGTATGGATTTTTCCGCAATGTTCATTGGCTGGCAACTGGTTGCTTACAATCTCAAACTCTATTTCTTACTGCTCAAGGAACAGAAGTGGTTAACGCTTTCTGTGTTATCACTCTCTATTTAGATGAGAAAGGCAGTATTACCAGATTTATACCGAATTATTATTATCTCTATGTTCCAAGAAAAAATGACTATCCCCATTTTGAATTTCAAAAAGTAATTTCAGATAATGAAGTAAAAATTAAGGAGGTATAATATGAAAAAGTATTACGGCGACCCAGAATTTTATAAACTGCTTGAAGAAATTGCCCAACTCCATTCCGACAAGAACCACGACTATGCTGGCGAAGATCCATTGTCCAACTTTATGTTAAGTGAACAATTTGGTATTCCTGCGTGGAAAGGTTGCTTGGTGAGAATGTCAGACAAAATTTCCCGCTTATGGACTTTCGCCCGCAAGAATGAACTTCTGGTTAAAGATGAAAGTATCATAGATACAGCCAAAGATTTAGCAGTTTATTCATTGCTTTTGATTGTGCTATATAAAAGGAGGACAAAATGAAAATCGGGTGTGATTTAGACGGAACCGTGTTTCAAACCTATGAGTGGATGGTTGATTACTACAACCGCACTCATAAAGATACAATGCTTCTGTCTTCCCTAATGAACCTTCCTAAAACTAATACAAAACAAGCCCGCTGGATGCTGAAATACTTCTTGGATGCTTC